GCGGTATCTGATCTATTCTTTTCTGGAATATGCTCTGAAACAGTTGTCCAGAGATCAGCGATTAAATCTTCATTCATTCAGCAGTCTCCATTTGAGGTTCATCAGTAATTACCTCTTCGGCGTCTGCAATCTCTGGAGTTTTGATAATATCCATCATTACCATGTCTAACTTATCACCAGTCCAGTTTTTGCGGTACTCTAAATGCACTTCACCGTTAAGGTCCGTGTATTTAAGTCGATTGCCTTCTTTCTTAAGTAATCCTTTTGCCTCAAACAGATCTACTAATCCCGAGTAAGGGTCCATACCTGTTTCATATGGAATCTTAACCTGTACACCTTCAAACGGTTTTGCGTAACGAGTTTTCATTACTTTACAACCTGCTCGAATACCACGTACATCACTTACTTTGTTGCCATCTAAATCTTCTTTTAGTTTCAACTTCTTCATTGCGATTACAATTGAACTCGCATAGATAAATCCTTGTCCGCCTGAAATTTTATCATCTGGATCAAACATATCTTGCGATGCGTAAGTGTGGTTAGTTGCCACCATACCAACATTATAACTACCAAACATATTAACACAGTTACGTACAAGTGCTGTTAGTGCTTTAGGCTTACGGCCCATATCACCTTTCAAATCACCTTTACCAAACTGATCAACATCTGTTGGAGTTAATAGCATACCAAGCGAGTCAATTACAAACAATACTTTAGGACGTTCTTCTTCGTCCATTGCTTTGTAATCTGCCATAAATGTTGATACTGTTTTTGCAACATCATCAATCATTGACATATTAAGTTTTAGTAGTTTATCTTCTGAAGTGTCTACATCAAGTGCGTGTAACCATGCTTCATCAAGTGCGTTCTCTGAGTCAATTAGAACTACAAAGATGCCTTGTTCTTGTGCGGCTTTAACAATGTTACCTGCACAAATATATGATTTACCTGCTCCTGACTCGCCTGCAAATACAGTTACCTTACCAAGTGGAACACCTTTATGGAAGTCACCACTTACAAGATAATTGAGTGCATAATTACCTGTACTAATCCAATCAGTTGGATCGTTGAATCCCGCACTCATGCCTGTAATAGACTTAGTCAAGTTTTTACGAAACTTGGAAACGTCAAATGCTTTGTTAGCCATTACTTCTCCTTAATCTTTTATAATGGGGTTGCCCTTAGACAACCCCTATATAAATTACTGTTGTCTAGAACGGATCATTGCTAGAATGTCTTCCGCCTTGTTATCACCTGCTGGTGCCGCCGCAGTTTCTGCTACTGGTTCTGCCGCTGGTGCAGTTTCAGTTACAGTTTCTGTGACTGGTGTTGCTGGTGCTGGTGTAGTTGCTTTTACAGGATCACCTGTACGTGCCGCTACGCCTGCTGGACGGAAATACTGTCCAAACGCATCCATGTCGTATGCTTCGCCATCAACAGATGCTTCAAACATCTTCTTGATAACTTCGACTTCAACTTCTGAAGGTTTCTTAGGTAAGTAATCTGAAAGATTAAATAACCCATGATCTTCAATAGCCTTGTACTCATCTTCAGACAATGGACGCTCTCTACGAGCCCAAGTTGATGTTGAGTAGTCTGCATAACCGCCTTTAGAAGTTTTTGTAATTCTAAAGTCAACACCCGCAGTATAATCTGTAGGCAACTCGTTCATATCTGGATCCATCAATGCACCCTTAATGATTTGGAAAATCTGTGGGCCAATGATAAATCTACGAATTGGATTATCCGGAGTAGTATCTTCGGTAAGTGGGTTGTCAGTTACAAAACCTTGGAATACGTATGAACGCTTCTTCCAATACTTACGACCTAAGTCTTCAAGTTTTGGATCTTTAAACCAAGGACGTACTTCTGAAAGTACTGGACAAGTTTCGCCATACATTTCCATACATGGTACTTGTACTTGAACTGGACGAGAGTCTGTCTCGCCTTTAATTCCAGCAAATGGAAGTTTGATCATCAAACGTTCTTGCCAGAAGAAAGTGTTATTTTCGTCACCGTCAGGTAAGAAACGTAACGTTGCCGTTTCGCCTTCCTTCAAGTTCCAAAATGGGTAAATTGCGTTGTCGCCACCGCCTGACGAACGATTGCCGCCAGTATTTGCTTCTTGCTCTTTTAGTTTTGCACGAATTTCTGCTAATGTTGCCATAATAAGCCTCCTATAAATTTAAGCCTTCGCTGTTAAGTGCCTTCGTATCTAGTAGCACATATTATATATACTACTAGAAATATTTAGTAAAGTCAAGTGGTTTTTTATCGAAAAGTGATTACAGGCCTGCCAATTTCTTGACACGCTCCATTTCGTTATCCTTGCCAGCAAGTAAACGACCTATCATCTTTTCTGCAAATGGTACACTCTTATCACCAAATTCTTTTTCACACGCAACTAATACTGCTGTTTCACCTTTTGGAAAAGCGTTAGTTGTGTAGTCGTAATATGATTTTACTAATTC